TGTACTCGATTCAATGAGACTAACCATCTTGAGAATCACTTTCGTAACTGAAAGATGTTAGGTATAAGGTAAGAAAAATCAGAGCTTCAAGTTGTGAGTAATCGTTAATCTCACATCCCCAAGATTTCCAATTTAATTAGATATAAAAAATGGCCACACGATTTTTAGTTTCCACTATACTACAAACTTAAAAAACAAGATGGCCATTTTTTTTTTTGAAAAATGAAAATATTTTGTATTTTTACGAATAAAGGTTATACTTATTATTGTATCGATAAATGATACCATTAATAAATAAACAATAAACATAACACAATAGGAGATTAAGTAATGGACTTAAATGCAATTAAAAAACGACTCAATCAGTTACAAACCACAAACAATCGTACTTCCAGTCTTTGGAAACCACAACCAGGTAAAACTCAGATAAGAATCGTTCCTTATGCTTTCAATAAAGATAATCCTTTCATTGAATTATTCTTCCACTACAATCTGAACAATCGTTCATATCTTTCACCTATATCTTTTGGTAGACCAGACCCAATCGAAGAGTTTGCTCAAAAACTAAAAGGTTCAGGTAGTAAAGAAGATTATCAGTTATCAAGAAAACTTGAAGCTAAGATGAGAACTTTTGCACCAGTCATTGTAAGAGGTGAAGAGAAACAAGGAGTGAAGTTTTGGGGATTTGGAAAGACAGTTTATCAAGAACTTCTTTCTATTATCGCAGACCCTGATTATGGTGATATCACAGACCCAGTCAATGGTCGTGATGTTGTTGTGGAATTTATCACAGCTGAAGAATCAGGTGCGAGTTTTCCAAAAACTAACATTCGTGTCAAACCTAATCAAACACCGATTTCCGATGAACCAGATGTACTTGAATTGGTTAAAACCCAACAAGACATCAAGGAAATCTATCAAGAGTTATCATATGATGACCTTACAGATGTGTTGAATGAATGGTTGAATCCAAGTGAGGATTCATCTGAAACAGAAACTAAAGAAGAAGTTTCTGCTTCTGAACTTTCATCAGCTAAAGTAAGTAATACAGGTGATGCTTTTGACGAATTGTTCAAATCGTAATAATAACAATATATGGGAGTCATATATTGGCTCCCATTATTTAACTCAAGGAGATTAGAATGGCATCAGTACACGATGTTTTAGCCGATACACTGGCTGATAGTTTAAATAAAAAGTTCAAAGATACTAAAGTAGCATACTTCTTAGATGGAAGTGATTCCACACCAACAGATATCAAGGATTTTATATCCACTGGTAGTTCGATGTTGGATTTGGCTATATCAAATAGACCAGATGGTGGAATTGCAGTTGGTAGAATTACGGAAATTAATGGATTAGAATCAAGTGGTAAATCTCTACTTGGTGCTCATATCCTCGCGGAAACTCAGAAGAAAGGTGGAGTTGCAGTTTACATCGATACTGAAACTTCTGTATCTCAAGAGTTCTTAGAGGTGATTGGTGTTGATTTCAGTAAGATGTTATATCTACATTTAGAAACAGTCGAGGATATTTTTGAAGCTATTGATGAGATAGTTACAAAAGTTCGTGAATCAGATAAAGATAGATTAGTTACAATCTTAGTTGATTCTCTTGCAGCTGCATCTACAAAAGTTGAAATGGAATCTGATTTTGAAAAAGATGGTTGGGCAACTGCCAAGGCAATTGTTATCAGTAAAGCAATGAGAAAGATAACTCAGATGATTGGTAGACAAAAAATCGCTCTTGTATTCACAAATCAGTTAAGACAAAAATTAGGTGTAATGTTTGGAGACCCTTGGACAACAAGTGGTGGAAAGGCATTACCATTTCACGCTTCTACTCGTATTCGTTTAAAGAATATGGGACAGATTAAAGATACAGGTAAAAATGTATTGGGTATGAAGTGTAGAGCACAAATCGTTAAGAATCGTTTAGGACCACCTTTGAGACATGCCGATTATGATATGTACTTCGATAGAGGAATAGATAACTATGGTGCATGGTTGACTGTGTTGAAAGAACATAAGTTAGTAAAGACAGGTGGTGCTTGGTATACTCTTACAGACCAGAATGGTAAAGACCATAAATTCCTATCGAAAGATTGGGAAGATTTGATTACCAGTGATGATGAACTACGAGAGTATGTATACAAAATCATTTGTGATAAGGTTATATTACAATACAAAGAAAAACTTGGTATTGATGATGTAGAATTCACAGATGAGGTTCTTGGTGACTAAACAGAGATATATATCATTACTTGAAGAGATAAAGAAATCTGGCGGTAAAGTAGATAGTGGTGAACCAAATGACTCGGTTTTACTTATAGACGGATTGAACACTTTTATTAGAGTGTTCACCGCGATACCTACTACCAATGAAGATGGTATTCACATTGGTGGAATAGTAGGTTTTTTAAGGTCATTGGCATACACTATAAATATGGTTAGACCTACACGAACCATTATAGTATTTGATGGTAAAGGTGGGTCTAACCGCCGTAGAAAGATATTTCCTGAATACAAGGCAGGAAGAAAAATGTCTCTTAGGTTGAATAGGTTTACAGATGTTTCATTAACTCGTGAACAAGAACACAAGATGATGATTCAACAATTGAATCGTGTAATAGAATATCTTGAGTGTTTACCATTAACAATAACTAACATTCCAAATATAGAAGCAGATGATGTTATTGGGTATGCATCAAAACATTGTTTCAAAGATAAGTGTACCATCATGAGTACGGATAAAGATTTTCTTCAGTTGGTAGATGATAGAATTAGAGTATGGTCACCAACGAAGAAGAAGATGTATGATGAAGAAAGAATATTAGATGAGTATGGTATTAACGCATCTAATTTTTTATTATATAGGGTATTAGATGGAGATAAATCAGATGGTATTCCAGGTATAAGAGGTGCAGGACAAAAAACATTGTTGAAGATATTCCCTTGGCTTGGTTCACCACATAAACATAGTATTGATGATTTATTAAAAAGTGCAGAACCTAAAAAGAAACAATTTAAATTGTGTGAACAGATAGTAAATTCAGAAGACCAGTTACTCTTAAACAAAAAACTGATGGATTTAGATGATTTAAATATATCTGGTCATAGTAAAAGAACTATTCAAGAAATAGTAGAGAATCCTATACAAAGAATGGTTAAACATAAATTTCAGAAAATGTTCTTAGAAGATAAGATGTATACTGCATTACCTAATCTTGATAGTTGGTTACACACAACATTTAATAGATTGAATTATATGGCAGAGAAAACACATGGGTAGAAAAAGAAAATATCATACTGCAAAAGAGAAGAGAGATGCTCAAAGAAGATGGCAGATGGAACATTATAAAAGAAATGCAGAAGAGATAAAAGCAAAAGCACGACAGAGATATCGTGATAAGAAAAAAAGTGAATTTTATGATAAAAAAATTCAAGATTTGTACAGCAATCTTGATACTTAATAATAGGTTATAATGAGTGAAACTTTAACACAATACGGAACAAATTTTCAAAGTAAAATGCTTACATCTTTAATAACAGATGTGAAGTATACCAAAACAATTTTAGATATCTTAGAGATAAGTTATTTCGATTCAGATAGTAACAAATTCATAATTAAATCCATCAAGGATTATTTCAAAAAATATAAAACCACACCAACAATGGAAGCATTAAAGGTTATGGTTGATGAGGTTGATAATGATGTGTTGAAAACATCTATCGTGGATAGTTTGAGAAGTGCATGGACACATCGTGAATCACCAGATTTAGATTTTGTGAAAGAGAAATCACTTGAGTTCTGTAAGAACCAAGTTGTAAAGAATGCTATTATGGAATCAGTTGAGTTATTAGAATCACAAAGGTATGATGAGATAAAAACACTTATTGATGAAGCGATGAAGGCAGGTGTAGAAACTGATATCGGACATGAATACATTACAGGTTTGGAAGAGAGATTAACTAAACAAACAAGATTATGTTTACCTACACAATGGGATAGTGTAAATGATTTGATGGATGGTGGATTAGCAGGTGGTGAGTTGGGTGTGATTGTTGCTCCTGCTGGTATTGGTAAATCATGGACATTACAAGCGTTAGGTGCCGAGGCAGTTAAGAAAGGTAAGACAGTAGTTCATTATACATTAGAGTTAAATGCTCAGTATGTAGGATTAAGATATGA